CGTCTGACTTTTCAACAACAGTATCTGTTGCTGCTGCTTCAACGACTGCAGGAGTTTCTACTTCTGCTGGCTGTGCCTCTGGAGTAATTTCAACATTTTCAACTACAGCATCTAATACTGCTTCTGTTGTTTCTGTCATTTTATTTACCTCCTTGGTAATCTTAATTGTACTAATGCCTTTAGCACTATCAACTAAGAACTTTATCATGTTTGCTTTTTCGTTATCATTTTTTTCTACAAAACCAATGTTTTCCATGTTCTTACCACTGACTGGGCTTTCTGCTGTTTCTGAGTCAGATACTAATACGATACCGTTTTCAGAATCGTAAAAAACATTTTCAATTACTGCATCTACTGATGCTCCAGAAATAACATTCTGTCCATTGACCTTTTCAACAGAAATAATACTTGCAAATTGGTTTGCTGGGCTATCTACAAGAGATAGTTCATAAAGATCATAGTCTTTAATAATACGAATTGCCTTGTCCATGTCTGCATTATATGCATCATCCCAAGACTTAATGTTGCCACCAATAGAAAAACCACTGTATGTGCCATCCAGGACTTTCTCCCAGGCATCTTGTGCACCCTTTGATACGTATGCAGATACATAAACTCCGCTATAAAACTTCTTTGAATTAGGGTCAAAGTACTTGTCTTCTTTAAATGAGACTATCTTTCCTACCGCTGAAGGTTGGTGCATTTCTCTTAGATTTCCACGGAAATTTTTAAATGCCTGAAGACTTGCCTCAGTTGTAACAATATCATCTTGCTTATCAATATTGTCAAGAGTTGCAAAACCAGAGACCATTCGGCGTTCTATGTCTACCTTGCCAATAGGCATTGACAGACGGACGCTATCCTTGTCTGTTGTCCAGTGTGCTTTATTGATTAACATATCGTTATCCATTATACCAAATGTTTTAAGAGATTTCTCAATTATTGAGACGCTCTTCCCTCTCCTTGTGGATTACGGCCATCAAGAGTTGCAGCACCATCTGATTGACTATTTGTTCTTTCTGCATCTCTTTGACGATTGTCAGCAAGGTTTGCTCTAGCATCTGTTGCCTGTCTTGGAGTCATAACAAATGGAGTATCTCCATCTTTTCTCTGTGGCAAATCAAGTGCTGTGCGAGCCTCATTTGGAGTCATAACCTGAGTCTTAACGTATCTCTCAAGAATTTGAGACTGTGCAATCTCATCAGTAAGAGTTAGTTCATTAAACTTAAGTTCAAGAACATCTGTCTTTTCTTTAATAATCTTGTTGACTACCTTCTCAAGATGATGTTGTGCAGGTCGTGCAACCTGCTCTTTAAATGTTCTATCCTGAGAAAGTGCTGCTGCAAGTCCAGACTCTGATCCACCTAGTTTTGAAATAGGTACTTGGTGAGCAATTAAAATGTCATCACGATTCTGTTTACGATACTCTTTAAATGATCCATCTTGGATACCGTTTTCAATTGGCTCCATCTTAAACTCAACCTTGTTTTGATCAGTGTCTCCAGGAAGTGGAATATAAAGAGTTCTATGTGACTGAGATTTTAGTCCAGTCTGAAGGAATCTAAACATCTTGTCTTCAGCATCTCCAGATAGTTTTGCACCCTTTAGGGTAATAATATATCTTGGCACAGCCTTGTTTTCAAAGTAGTCAATATTATATCTTGATGCAAGTTGATCTCCAATTAAAGATGGCATTGCAGAAACAATGTCTGGAATACCGTAGTACGTATTTAATGGAGAGTAAGATTTGATATGAATAATTTCATTTGCACGATTATCTGCTGTTACTGGATTTGGATTATTAGCCCCAAAGTTTCTAAAGTAAACAACTGCCTGCCCAATAATCTGAAGAAAACCATCATTAAGTCTACGAACACGAACAGTAGTTGCTGGAATATGACCAATGTAGCCAATCTCACCCTTTATTGTTCTACCAACTTCAATGAAACCATTTCCTGTTGCTTCAACATCTGTATAAACCTTTTCCATGATTTTTGTAAAACTATCATCATCATTAAGATTTTCTAGCCAGTCACGCAACTCAATTTTTGCTCTTTCAATTCTGTTTCTTGCCCTATCAGTCGCAGATGCATCTTCTGACATTTCTAGTCTAAGTGCAGTTCTATCTGCAATATCAAAACGATATCCAAGTCCTACGATATTTTCTACCTTTGCATCAATCGCTGCATGGTTAGCAAAAGATGTATCATAAAAATTTGCAAGTTCATACATATTGTATGGTGGAGTGATTACGTCAAATAGACCGTATCCGTTTCTGTATACTGTTCCAGGATTAAGGGCCTTCGATCCAGCATCCACTCCAGATGGAACTGCATTTGCTGAATCTAAATATGCTTCATTTGGTGTTATTGCTTTGCTAACCTGTCTTGATACACGACGACGGAAGTTTTGATCTAGTCCAGAGTATTTCTGTAACTCTTCCCAATTTTTATTAAATGGGTCGCTTACCTTAAACTGATTCTCTTCTTGCTCTTGAGTATTTAGACTTGCTCTTACATACTGGAAGTTATCGTCATCAGTCACTTTCGTACGCATCCCTTCCGTGTGTTTTTAATGTTTTCTGTGCATCGGCAATAGCGCCCAAGTCATTAACATTTGGAATTAAACCTTGAATCATTCTATCTTTTTGTTCTGAATATTCTTCTTCAGATATTCTTGTTAGTCCCGCAACAAAGTGGGCTGTGCCCTCTCCATCGTCACCATTAAATACTGCAGCCCTTTTAAGTTCTGCAATCTTTGAGATGTCACCTTTTTGAGCGGGAATGTTTAATACAGAGCCAGTACCGTCAGTAAACCACTTTCCGTTTGACTTCTTGTATACGTAGAGACCCCAGTCATAGTGCTTATCAATGACCTTACGTCGTACATTTTCAACAATTGGTTTGCCAGTTTTTGGGCTAAATAAAGAATCCATAACCACAAGTATACCAGATTACACTGGTGAGCCGACAGATATTGACCATGTTGTGTCATTGTAGATTTTCATCTTATCTGCGTCAAAAATCATTCCTTCTTCATCATCAATGATAATCTTATTAGTTCCAATGTAGGTTTTATATACATCTTGAGCGTTAACCCCATATAGGGCTGAGGCAGATATAACCAAAACGCCTTCCCAGGTGTAATTATTTAACCAGTAAGACCAGTCTCTACTTGTAGGTCCATCTTGTTTAACCTTAAGCCATTGTCTAGTAATTGTAGACTGTAACTGTTGAAGGTTATTGGCTTGGTAGTATGCAACATTATTAAACAACGCTGGGCTATTTAAATTGATAGATCCTATAAATAGGTCAAAGTTTAGGCCTTCTCCAAAGTTAATACCTAGGGCTGACCATTCTTTAATTGTTAATACTGGCTCTCTTACAAGCGTTCCATTAAGGTAATAAGATATTGACTGAAAATCTAGATTGTTTGATTTATTTTTAGCATAAACCCTTCCACGCTGACCAGTTTCATCATTGGCTACAACAAAAAAAACAATAGTGTCTGCCTTGTGTTTTATTTCAAATAAAGGAATTGGCGTTACTGTAAACGATTCCTGATCATATCTAATCCAAGACTGCATCGCACTTACTCTATAGTTTTCTGCAAGAGATTGATTAATTGGCATTGAAATTCCACGGTCAAAGTTTGAGTCAAAGTCTCCACGTACCTGTATTCCAGATGTTCTATTCATATACAGATATGGAGTACTTCCCTTATAAATGCTAAATGGGTTTTTTGATTTATAGTCATAGTATAGTCCAGAGCGTTTGTATGGGAATAGGTCTGTTCCGAACCTTGTTCCTACTGGATTAAAGGAATTGTCATTTAATGCTTGTGATGCAAGTTCAAGTTTTCTTAATAGTATTGGTTTTGTTAGTATTCCACGAATATTAAAATCAAGATGATAAACAATTGCTAAACTATTAAAGTCAACGTCTTTTCTTGGATAAATTATTGTATTATCAACAACCTCAAATTTTGTAGTTGACCAAGAGGAGTAGTCAGAAACATCAACCACGGAATTTTCTTTTGCAGAAACAGTTGTTGTAAAATTATCCTGCGATAAGTTTGCCCCCTCAGCAATGTATTGGAAAGTGACATAACTTCTAATTGCTGAACCTTCAGTATTATACTCATAATATTTTAATGCTTTTTCTTTAAGATCTTGATAATTATTCCAACCCGTAAGCAATGAATTATCTAGTTGCTGGTAAGTTTTTTGAGTTGGCAATGAGTATGAATTAAGCAACTCTTCATATGTCCAAGATCCAGTTGTTTCTACCTCAAGTAGGCTTGATGGTGATGGATAGCCAATATTAAACTGTAAAAAATCTAAATCGTAAAAAGAATTTCCAACATCATTTTGAACATATTGTCCAAAGTAAGATAGTGGCATATAGTCTTCCCAGTATCCAGAAACACCAATATCTAAGAATAGACTTCCATAGGCATATGTTGGTAAAAGAGTATAACTTGCCGTATGCGATAGTAGTGCTAGTGCATTTTCAGATGACTCAACTCCGCTACCGACATATGTATCAACAATAGCAATTCCACTATTATCAAAATAACTAGATATTGAGTTTGAGTTTAACTCTGTTGAAAATCCAATAGAAAAAATGTAGCCTCTAAAGGTTTTAGATCCCGAGTTATCTCCACCAACATAAAGGCTTAGAGAGTTTTGATTACCAAAGAATGTTGCAAGGTTTCCACCAAATGTATTTACAAGTGTTTGAATATTAATTCCAGCAGCAAAAAGTTCTCCAACTTCAAACTCATCTGTACGATATATTTCTTGAGATATTCCTGAGTAATACAAAGAATATACAACCTCTAACCCATCTACATTAATAGAAAAGTAGTTTCCTGTGCTTTGGTTATATATTTTAAATAATACCTCTTCGTCTTCATCTGTTCCGCTGCCATAATTATTTGCTTGAAATACTCCATACAATGATGCAACTTGTGAATTTAAAACATTAAAGTTTCCAAAGTTAATGTATGCGCCTTCATTATTCCAAGTTGAGTTTGGGTTTAAGGATATAAAGTGACTGTCTGTTCCCAGGTATCCGCTGGTAAGATTTTGATATACATTGTCTGAGTCATCATATAGTTCTTGCAGTGTTTTTGTTCCAGTAAAGATTGTTGGCAATGAATACTGAGGCGTTGTTAGCGCTGTTGAAGTTGTTGATAAATTGTCAAATGATCCCTGTTGCCACTGTGCAAAATCTGGGTAGTTATAATTTGCTGTGTAATCTGCAAAAGAATAATCTATAAATGCAGAAGTTCCACTATATGCAGAATCAATATTTTCTGATGAACCTACACCCTGACCGTAAACATATCTTCTTTTTGCTACAACATTTGCAACCTGATATGAGTAGATGGCTACACAGTCAATTTCTATTGGATTTACATTGGTATAAGCATAAAATCCAAGCCAATCTTCTCCAGTTATTTCTGGCAAAGATATGCTTGATGTAACAAAGTCTAATGATATTACTTGTTCTCCATTAATCAATACAGTAGCATTATCAGTAATTAACCTGATGTGTATTAGCATTGGTCTAAACCATTCCCCGACAAAATGAGAACTAAACTTCCCGCCAATTAAAAGAGTTAAGAATCCACCTTCTACATAGAGCCCATCTTCACTTCCTATTGGTCCAAAAATTCTTTTAGGATCATTAGAGTCTGAGTTTATTCTTGCCCAAAACTCTACAGTGTAGTCGCTATGTCTTCCGTTTTCATGTAAAAATCCTTTACCAGGAAATATAAACGAAGGGCCTCCATCTATATTTGGTGAAAGTTTTGTAACATTTGATGCACCAAAAACTAAAGGAACTCCAGTATTTTTTGCCACCAATGAGTTATCATTTACAAGATAATACCCAGTATCAGAAGATATTCCATATGCTGGTGCTGGAATTACGTTGCTGGTTGTAGTTAACTCAATTTCTGCTGGAAAATTTTCTGGGTATACACCTAAAGATACTACGTTAAACTCTTCAGACCACTGACCTAAAGATATTCCATTAAAATAAAACTCATAGTCATTTATGTTATCTCCGCCAGCATTTGTAACTACCTTTATAACTACTTTAAAGTTTGTGCTTTCGTTTGGAATCTCAAAGGTTTCAGATATAAATCCCCACTGATTTGATATTGATGTGTTAAATGTTTTTAGGTTTTGCACAACCTGTGAAGTTGTTGTATCTGTATATTCATAGCCTATAGAGATTGAGTCTAGGTATACGCTTGCAGAATAAAAATGTGTTGCAATACAAAATGTTCCAAGACCTAAGTCTAGATTTTGAAAATTCATTATTTCTGGGCTCTTTAAGATAGCCTCATTTGTAGCCCCAACTGGTATGCTGCAACTAACTTTTGTAGTATAACTATCTGTAAATGGCTCACCAGTTAACCCAGTACCTGCAGAAAGAGTACAGCCTGTTTCATCCCAAAGTGTAAGGATATTTCTTTGCGCTTCTGAAATAAGGCTAACGTAGTCAAGTTTATCGTCTAGTGCCCAAAGAGCCATTGGGTGTTCACTAAACACCTTTTCTGCATATAGATTTGATGGGCTAGACATTATTCTCCTATCCCCTTATTATAGCAGGATACGTCTTAATATAATTTAATCTCGCAAGCATCAGTTGAACAGTATTTTTCAGACTCAGCATCTAAGTTATCTTTACCGTCATAAATTGCAGACCAATCAATCTTTCCAATTGTTCCAACATAGGCATTATACGCTTCTCTTGAAATCTCAGTATATGGTTGCTGAGGATAAGTCTTATTGCCCATTGGTAAGAATGAAACAGCCTTTAACTGTCCTTCATACATATTCAATGCTGGAGCAATAAACTGTTTTTCTGTTTCATTGTCAAATGATAGGGTTACAGAAACACCATTATCTGACCAGTATTTTTGAGCAGTTGCTGCCAAACCAATCTTTTCAAATAGACTCACCTGCTTTTCTGCACGTTTATGTCCAGATGCTACTGGGAAATATACTACTGATGTATTTGCTGATACAAGGTCGTCTTCAATCTTGTACCCCGCTGCTTTAAATAAATGAAGCATTGGATCTGTATTTCCAAAACGAATAGCACGAAGATAGAACTCTCCACCAGGACCCCAGTGAACTCCAGGAGTTGCTCCAGAAAGAAGTGATACAGAACCTGAAGGCTTGACGGTAGTTACACGAACTGATTCACGAACACATAGCCACTCAGAATACTTATGATCATAATGACGAATCTTTTGATACCCCTCATCCATCCACTCACGTAATGCTGGAAGCCCACTATTGTCAGCAAAAGAAGCAATGCCTGTAAGCGATGTTCCGATACGACGGTTTCTTTGCATAATGCCGTTTGTCTGCTGCCAATGTGTTGGCATTAATGTTACGGTCTTTCCGTAAAGGTATGCAAACTTCAATGTCTTGAGGAAGTCCTCCTTAGATTCATGACGGTTTAAGTGCACCTCTACAAGTGTGCAAAGTTCGTATGATTCTAATGGCTGCTCCGCACAAGGATTGAATCCCATGATTCTGGAATCTTTATAGTCTGGTGCATCTTTTAATCTACCGTAATCTCTAGCAACATCAAGCCAGATAAAACCTGGCTCTCCATTATCTGCAATTAAATCTACATAGTCTTCATATTTTGTTCCAACTGTTGCTGAAATAGAATTGTTTGACATCCAAGCCCATCCTGGTTTTTCTGGGTCATAGGAGTTACGATCTGGAAATACTTCTGGATTCTTAAGATTAATAAAGCCTTTATCTTCTGGTGTTCCAAGTGCAAGAGTTGCAGAACGACGAACATTTCCTGATACCACACAGGTACCAATAAGATTAACAATATCAACAATAGCACGGCTATCTAGCAGTTCTCCAGCCCTAGAGCCAATTACATTTCTGATACGGGTATGTAGATCAATAAGTGGTGCTGGACCGCTTGCTACCCCTCCAAAGCCTTTAATTGGGGCTCCTAGAGGACGGATAAGGTCATAGTTAAACTGTTGAATGGGTTGGTTTTGACGAAGAAAAGAATTGACCAAAAGACGAACTGATTCAACCCAGCCTTCACGAGTATCTGGAATCTCATAAATAGATGCTGGCTCAGTCGGTGCATAGATAGACATCTGCTTGTCTTGTCCAAGGGTATCAAATCCAACTCCAATACCTAGCATTAATGCATCCATTACCCAAGCAAATAAAGCACCAGGGTCATTACGATCAATGTCTCTTGTTGAAACCATTGCACAGTTTTGAAGGGATGCTGAGTTACGCTTTTCCATAGTCATAGGTGTTCCAAATGCCCATAGCCCACGACCTGGTGGTGTCCACTTTAATTCAAACATTCTTTGGAATGCTTCTTGTGCAGACTTCTGAGCCTTATTATCATTCCATGGCAAACGATTGTCTTTAGCATGGTTCTTTTGAACTGAATACATACCCTCAATTACACGACGACAAACCTCATGCCAACGTTCTTTTGTACCGTCTTCTTTAACACGAGAATATGTACGAATAAATGTAATCTCTCCTAATGAGTTAGATCCAGCATCTGAAAATCCAAACGGGGCTGGAACATTATTATATTTATTTACAAAATCTTCTGATAGACGAAACGAAAAAACTTCTGACATTTATTTACCTTTCTAAGCAAATTTAGATGAGTACTTTGAGTTTTCCAAAGTGGTCTTAAGTATATCATAAATTTACAAAGAAAAAAACTCCACTTTATGCGGAGTTTTAATTCTTTAACTATAAAGTTAAGGTTGAGTGCTTTTAATTAATTAAAGTGCACCCATAATTTGCATTGTTTCAATATCAACTTCATATCCATCAGCATCTAGTGTCGTGAATTGATCTGAGCGAACTTTTGTAAGTCCAACAATTGTTGTTACTGTTGCACCAGAGGCTATTGATGTTGAACCAAGTGTTGGTGCTGAGTATCCTGATACTGTTCCCCAAGAAAGTGTTCCTGAGCCATCTGTTGTAAGATATTTGCCAGAGTTAGATGCCTGGTCTGGAAGAAGTGCAGTTGCTGCAGTCATTGCTGTAGTTTGACCAGTTCCACCATTTGCAATTGCAATTGCTGTACCAGTCCATGTACCAGATGTAATTGTTCCTACAGATGTAAGAGAAGATCCTGTAACTCCAGAACCAAGTGTTGATCCTGAAAGAACTGATGTGCCATTAATTTTATATACTTTACCAGTTAGCAGATTGAAGTCTTCTGATGAAGTCCAGGCATCTGTAGCATCTACCCAGTTTAGTGTCTTATCTGTTAAGCCCTTTAATGTGATACCGCCACCATCAGCACTTTCATCTGATGGAGTTGTTACATCTGCAAGAACGATATTCTTATCTTCAACAACTAGGTTGGTTGAGTTGATGTTTGTTGTGGTTCCGTTAACAGTTAGGTTGCCAGAAATTGTCAAGTTAACTGCTGTTGCATCTCCAGTAAGTGCTGGGCCTGCTAGAGGAGCCTTAGCATCCACCTGTGTCTGGATTGCTGAAGTAACACCATTTAGGTAGCCAATTTCTGTGTCAGATACATCTGTAACTCTAAGTTGAACTGTTCCAGTTGCATCAGGGAAAGTGATTGTTCGATCAGCCGTAGGATCTCCTGCTGAAAGTGTAAGTTCATGAGCATCTGCTGTAGAACCTTCCATTACGATTGTTGAAGTAAATACTCCAATGTCTGTAATGTCTGAAAGGTTACCAGTTGTAATAACTGTTCCTGTTACATTTGGGAGGGTAATTGTACGATCAGCGGTTGGATCTGTTACCTGAAGAGTGGTTTCATATGCATCTGCAGTTGATCCCTCAAAACTAATACTTGTTCCAAAGACAGGAACCACTGTTGAGTTAATATCAGAGAAGTAGTCTAGGTTTGCCCAGTAGGACACTCCATCACCAATTTTAAATTTGTTTGTGTCTGACTCCCAGCCGATTTCTCCAGCATTTAGGATTGGACCATCACCTGCGTTAGAAGATATCCACTGTGATGCGGTACCTCTACGTTGTTGCATTCTTGTTGCCATTATTTACTCCTCCATAGGTGTATAGTCATATTATATCAGTTTTTAATTAAATACTTCTGTTGCAATACCGCCATCATATGTGGCAGCCCAACTGTTAGTATTATAAAAACCAGCATCTTCTTCAGATCCAGCCTCATTGTAAAATCCTGCATCTTTAAATGTACTTACAATAAGCCCTGTTCCACCAATTGCTGTATCGTGAATGTGCTGTTGAAGTTCAAGAGTATCTTGAAGCAATGCTGTTGTATTCCATTGACCATTGTAATAAAATAAAAGTCTATTGTTCTGTGTATCAATAAAAAGTTCACCATTTGATGAATTTTCTGCGCTAGGGGCTACAGAGCCTGCGGTGACAAGAAGTTCTCTAGCGTCTACATATGCCTTAGTAGCGGCGTGTGTATTTTCGGTTGGGGTGGCAACTGTGACAGGTGATCCAAAAGTACCGCCTTCGGCTACAGCGAGCCCATGCTTTACTCTGAAGTCTTTATTTACAGTTGCCATTCCCAGCCTCTATTCTATTATTTATGCTTCAATATAAATCTTGTGAATCTTAACAGAAGTGTCTGCTGCTGCTGCAGTTACCTTTAGAACAACGTTTGTGCCGTCATGGACAGCATCTGTTGTTCCAAGTTGTGCATTGCTAATTACATCAGCATACTCTGTTAGATAAACGTCATTTGTTCCGTTAACTGCAACAAGAACTTCAAGAACTTCAATATCATTGCCCTTTTTCATTTGAACAATATACTTAGCAGCAGAATATGTTGCTGATGGCCATGAATCAATTGTAGTTGCTGATGTTCCAGCAGTTGCTAGAGCAGAACCAACAAGAGCATCTGCAAAAGCAATGCTTGTTGCTGCTGCTTCACCAAGAGTTGGTGTAACAAAAGTTGGGCTAGTAGTAAATGCTACTGTTCCAGAACCTGCTTCATCAGTTAATGCTGCTGCAAGGTTTGAAGAAGATGGTGTAGCAAGGAATGTTGCTACGCCTGTTCCAAGACCTGAAATACCAGTTGCCACTGGAAGACCAGTTGCATTTGTAAGAGTTCCTGCTGATGGAGTTCCAAGATCAGGAGTTGTTAGTGTTGGTGATGTCAGTGTCTTGTTTGTAAGAGTTTGTGTACCTGTTAGTGTTACTACTGTTGAATCAATATCAAGAGTGTTTCCAGTCTTGTCTAATCCTGTACCCGCAACAATTTGTCCAAGACCAGTAAACTGTGTGAAGACAAGTGCTGTAGTACCAACTGTAACTGAACCATTATTTGTTAGTGTAAATCCTGAGTCAGAGTTTACTGTTCCTTGTTCTACGAATACCGCAAAGTTTGCAGTAACTTCTGCACCTGCATCTGCATCAGTTGAACGATCTGGGGCACCAGATACCTTAACTACGTAGATACCGTTTTCTGAACCAGTTGACTGATCCTTAACAAGAACACGATCTCCAGTAGCAAGAGTTACGCCATCAAGTACATCTCCATTTTCAAGATCAGAGGCAAGTGTTACGTTTGCAGTTGTTGCTGCCTTTACAGATGCCTTCCAGTCAATACCTTGAACCGTTGTATCTACATAGTTCTTAGTTGCTGCATCTTGTGCTGATGTTGGATCTCCAAGACCTGTAATCTTAGATGTACCCATTGCGATTGCACCAGACATTGTTCCACCAGCAAGTGCTAGTTTCTCGCTAAGCGATGTTGTTAAGCCATCAACTTTAGATTGAGCAATTGCTGCTGATGCATTAATATCAGCGTTTACAATTGTGCCATCTAGAATCTTTGCTGAAGTTACTGCTCCGTCTGCAATCTTTCCTTCTGTTACTGCGCTGTTTGCAATCTTTGCTGTTTCTACAGAGTCTGAAGCAAGTTTAGCAGCAGTTACGTTTGCATCTTTAATCTTTAATGTTTCAACTGCATCTGTAGCAAGTTTTACTGCAGTTACAGCACTTGCAGCAATCTCTGCTGTATCTACTGCTGAATCTGCAATCTTAGCATTTGTAACTGAGTTTGCAGCAAGTTTTGCATCTGTTACGTTAGCATCAAGAATCTTTGCTGTTGTAACTGCATCTGAAGCCAACTTTGCTGCTGTAACATTTGAATCTACAATCTTTGCTGTTTCTACAGAGTCTGCAGCAAGTTTAGCAGCGGTTACTGCTGCATTAACAATCTTTGCTGTTTCTACAGAGTCTGTAGCAAGTTTTGCTGCAGTTACGTTTGCGTCTAGAATTTTTACAGTAGTTACTGAATCTGAAGCAAGGATTGTTGCTGTAACTGTACCAGTATCACCAGATGTAACTACTGTTCCATCTACGTTAGGAAGTGTAATTGTACGATCTGCTGTTGGATCTACAACTGTAAGAGTTGTCTCATAATCGTTTGCTGTTGCGCCTTCAAATGTAATCTGTGTATCAAATACACCAACTGCTTGAGGTGCTGCCCACTTAACACCTGTTGCCTCATTTGAGTCTGCTGTTAAGATATAATTATTTTGTCCAACGCCTAATTTAGATATTGCATTATCTGCAGTACCAACTAGTAAATCACCTTTTGCATCTACAATTTTCTTTGTAAGAATATCGTGGCCGTCAACGGTTGCGCTTGCGCCTTCAACTACTAATCCAGCCTTTACTCTAAAATCTTTTGTTACTGTTGCCATTTGTTATCTCCTTGGTTAAGCCTTCAAACCAGTACGCATGTAGCGTAAGGTAATCGGGGTCTGACCCACCACGGGAATTACAGTTAGATTAACTGTGCCTCCTGCCCTAGAGACGCTAATGGTGCCAATATTCCCATTGTTGTCTACTGTTCCATATTCACTAACATTATCATCTGTGCCTGCTGGGATTATGGTTAACTCTGTTGTGAAGAACTTGTCTTCAGTGCTCTTCTTTAATGTGACCACGTATTTAACGGATCTCCATTCTGAGGCTGTAAAATTATCAAAGATTGTGCTGTTCTCAATACCAGTGATTGTTACTTCGTTGTTACCCGCAGAACCTAGATCTGTTGCCTGTGCTGATGCGGTATCAATTAAATCTACATACTGTTCTTCAGTAGGTCTATCGCCTGTTTGGAAATAAGCCTTTACGCTTGATAATGATATTTTAGCCATGTCTGAATTATATCATAGATTTTAAAGTATATAGTTAGAGAAACCAATTACCTGAACCCCAATACCTGGGGGATTGTCTGCTCTATATCCTTCAATACCAATATTGGTTATAGTTAATCTAAATGGAAGTATTTCCGTTACCGTTGTTGTTTTAGGATAGTCTGCAGTTACCAAAGATCCAATAGAGCCTGATATGTTTTGAATTGTTGGCGATATTACAATTGTTGCTGCTGTAACTAAAAGAGCAATGTTAGAAATTAATGAAGAATGGCCAGAAATGTTTTCTAATGTTGTTGTTGGTTTTATGTCAGAGATGGTTTGGCTTCTGCCAATATTAGTTATATTGGTTGTTGCCATGATTAACTTACTGTATCTTGTTCTGTAACTTCACCGATCATAATCATTTCACCCTGACAAACAGTCCAAACACGAGTAGCATCTCTTAATTGAATATCAAAGACATCGCCCGTTCTTAAAATCTTAGACTGTGCAGGCGAGAGTGTAACTGTAAACTCTCCAGCCTCATCAAATTCTGTTTGGTCTGGATAAACCGTAAACAATAAATCATCTCCAACGTTATCAGAGTATCGTCTAAACTCTCCAGAAATGTCCCATCCAGAATCGTCTCCAACAGATGTGGTGTCATAATCTAAAGGATTTTCAAGATCATCTTCAACATAAATTCTAAAAGAAGCACTATCTCCAATTACACAAGTCCAGTTAACAAGTGGGGGTATATTTCCAACATTGTATGTTGAAGGAGCGGGAGCAACGGGCTGAGGATCTAATGCAGTCTCATTGGGGTTTCTATATACGGCCATTGTTAAATTATACCATTAAGCAAGTCCATTTTTTAATGCCCCCCAAGTTCCATTACCCTTTGGCTGACCAACAATAATAATTCCAGTTGAGGCATTTGATTTAGCGACTACCGCTACAGCCCCTGACCCACCAGTAGGAATTGAGTTTGTCAAACCTCCACCATTGGCAACATATAAGATATCTCCAGCGGTATAAGAAGAAGTGTCAATTCCTTCAAATACTCCAGAGATAATTATTACTCCATCTGCGTTATTTGAAATTGCTGCCTGTGTTATTCCTACAACTGGAAAGGTTGTTAAGTCATCTGAATCAGATTTTGCAATTAATGGTTTTGTTGAATACCCTGAAATATATACTGGAGTTCCTTTTGCAATTGTTGCACCTGTTGTATTTCTAACTTCTAAAGAAATAAATGGAACACCAACATTAGATAGGACATCTTCTAATCGCTCTGCAAGTGACTGAATATCCTCATGAACATTTACAGGGTCACTTAAAACGGGATAAGGAAGATCATAAGTATTAGTTGCACCAGTAGCCATAGTACTTATTATTATACCACTTCCCTCACAAAAAATTAAAAAGTTACCAAAATGTTACCTAAAGTTTGACTTTGGAGCCAAATTCATGTTATAATTAATACATGCTACTAACAAGTAGCATTTTTAGTCTCTAGGAGGTTTTTATTATGAGAAGAGATAAAAAGGCTTGGATTGGAATCCTAGCATTAGTTGGAGTTGTGGCACCATTTAGCAACTTTGCTAATGCATCAACTACGGAAAACAACTTACTAATTAAACAGGCTGAAAACCCTGCTGCCACCCACAAGGTGGCTTTTGTTGTTTCTAAAGCAAAAATGTTAGAACGTTATGAAAACAAGACACATCTTACAGATGTTGAATTAAAGAAGTTACTTTCTTTGGTGGGATTTGAAGGTAATGATTTAGTAGTGGCTTGGGCTATTGCCAAGAAAGAATCTAATGGTCGTCCTTTAGCATTTAACGGAAACCATAAGACAGGGGACTCATCCTACGGGATGTTTCAAATTAATATGATTGATACACTGGGTCCAGATAGACGAGATAAGTTTGATCTTGACTCTAACGCTGAATTATTCAATCCCGTCAAAAATGCTGAGATTGCATACTACATGTCTAGGGGTGGAGAAGATTGGTCTTCTTGGAAGGGCATAACACCTAAAACTAGAATGTGGATGAATAAATTTCCTAAATAATAAAAAGTAACCCTCTATTAATTTAGGGGGTTATTTTTTTGTTTAAAAACTTTAATTCAAGGTCTGGATTTTCACTAATCCAAATTGGCATAGCATATCTAATGCCAGTTTTTACAACTTCTACCCCATGACTTGTTTTTTCTGATCCTGAATTAAATAGGGTTAAATCCCCCATTTTAGGAGAATGTCTAAAGTTTAGGTCTGGAAAAACAATGTCCCCTCCAGAGAAATCATTATTTAGGTATGCTACTGCAGTTACTGAAAAATGATCCTTACCATCCTCTAAATCACTGTGTAGTTGCATCTTGAACCCTGGATTATATCTAGACAACATGTATTCTGTTATGTATAGGTTTTCGTTGTTTAGTACTTCTCTAATTTTCTTTATATATTTAGACAATAAAGAAACCATTATTTCAGACTCAGAGTTAACAATCATCTGCCTTAAACTATTTTCTATCCAAAACTTTCTATCTTTTACGCTATCCATGTAACTAGTTATAGAAAGACACTCTTCTTCTGTAAGAAAACCTTCAATTACTTTTAGTTCATCATTATTCACTATTATTCTCCTTTAAAGAATTTATAAAAAGATCTGCATTTCTTCTTAACTTATTATACTCTCCAATTTCAAATTCTGAGTTATCTAAAGACTTCATATATGGACAGTAAACTCTTGCCTGTTTCATACAATCAAAATGTAGTGGATGATTATCTGAAAAAACACGAGATCCAACTTCAAATGGGTTAGCGTTTGTGTCTGTCCATCTTATACACTCTTCTGTATCATCTATTTTTATGCCGCAAAATGAACATAAATTATTTTTATAAACTAAAGATTCATTATCTTCTACTACATTAAAAACAACCCTAGTAACTTCATCAAAAATTGGTTTTGACTGCCAGGGTATAGGAATTATCTTATGTAAATAAAACTTTCCTTTTACTTTTTTACCGTTTGCTAATACTCTTTTCCTATTCCAAAAACTTTGTGGCACGTTATGCGATGGTCTTGGAGATCCTGTAAAATTAATTAATAAATTATTCCAAATTAAGGTTTTAGATATATACTTTCCCATATTTATTCATAACTTTTCTTTTTCCAAATATTTTTTTTATACCAGCCATATGCTGGAAGTATGCTTTTAATATGATTAAGATTTGCTTTTTGTAAAATACCTTTGTCAATTTTGCTTTTCCAATTTTCTCTTTTAAATAAAATAATTTGAGCAATTGGAGTTCCTGCAGGAATTATTCCTTCAAAAGTTGAACTAAAATATACTGGAATAGATCCATTATACATATCGAACTCTCCATCTACAATTCCAGTTAAAGTAAAAAATGGTAAATCAAATCTATTTAATGGATGACCAATAAGGGCACTATAACCTTTTGGTATGTTAATTGCATGCTGTGTCTTCCATGCAAAATGATTTGGAGAACATCCCATTGGGGTTGGTAGGGTTGAATTTTGACTTATTAATCTTTTTTCTACAATAGGAGGTACTAAATTTATATTGTTCCAAGTTATAATTGGGCCTGCATCTGTTTGTTGTATAGCAATATCCATTGATAATGGCATCATATACCCAGAGAGAAGGCTGTCGCTAAAAGATGAGCAAAGTTTAAATCCTGGTTCAATTGGTAGACTTTTTATTATTTTTTGACCATCTTTTATATTGTCTCCTCTTTTATACCATTCTGGCATAAACTCTTTTGCTGGAGATATTTCTTTTATTCCATCAATTATTGCAGAGTGCCTAAATATATTTTTCATTTTTCCCATAACTCTAGTATACATAAAAATTATTCTTCATTATTTAAAAGATTTTGATGTCCAAAACATTTTTTTATATCTATCATAAAATTGACTTGAAAGAAGTCTTGTAGTTTCTGTAGATTTTTTTTCATTAATTTCAGATCCAAGTTCTTGTTTCCAGGAATCACGCTTAAAAGGTATTATTTGGACCATCGGAGTTCCTGCTGGAATTAATCCAGTGAACTCTGTATCTTTTAAAACAAATGGAAAATTAACTGGAGAAGTATACCTATCGGTATCCACTATTCCTTCTGCAATTTGAAAATACTCATTACCTCCATGAACTGGTGGTATAAATAAACAAGAATACCCCTTTGGCGTTTCAATTGACCAGGGGTTAATCCATTTAGGATATGGATGTTGATTCATAAATGGGTGGTATGGTGCTTGTGGTGTTGGGTGAAACTGAATATCTATCTCATTACTTGTTAAGTAATGTATTTCATTTCCCTCTGTTTTTTTTATCCAAAGATCTGTATAGGTTGGAATTATGTATCCTCCAGTAATTGCATCAAATACTGGAAGACATTTTTTTATTGTAGCAGTTGTTGCACTAACAAAGTTTGGTTCTTTTTTATCATCTACATATGATTTTGTTTTTTTATACCATTCTGGCAAAAGGGTAGATGCAGGTGTTGGGAAATATTCATCCGAAACAGGAAGAGTTTTTGTAAAAATAATTTTTTTAGACATACACACCCCCTAATGAATAAAAATTATGCTTCAGAACCAGGTTCTGTAGTTGGATTTTCCATTTGATTCTGTACAAAAAGACGTTCAGCCTCTGCTTGAGCCTGTGTAGCAAGGATATTTGCGTATTGTTCATCTGTCATGGCAGGCATGCTTGCACTTGTTGTAATTTCTTTTCCATCAAATATAATTGTATCGTAAGCAACTGGCTTCTGTATATCTGAAAATTCAGAACCGTTCCAAGTCCATAATACCTTTACTGCTGGATTGGTAATAATTGGTCCCTTTACGTCAGATGAAAAAATTGTTTTTTCAATTCCTACAACTGTATCTTCGTCAATAATTGCATATTTAATTTCTGGAGCATCAACAAAGTTGCCATCAACATGCTTTTTTAGAAGATATGTAGATCCATCTGAAGGAACTTCAATTATGTTATCTCCTGGAATATCAATATCTGTTGAAGATGAGTGATGTGCAAAAACAATGTCATCTTTTAAGTGTACAAAATATTTCATTTATTTTTCTCCCTTATATCCTAGTTATACTCTACTACTTCATACTGACATGGACCAGTTACTACTAGGTTAGTTGATGAAGATAAATATGCTCCATAAACACCAGCCATAAGGTTTGTAGATCCGCCAGAAAGATTTGTTGCATTAAGACCAATGTTTTGACCATTAACGTTCATTGCAGAAATACCAAATGTTCCAGAGTTCATATATCCTCCAAATGGTGCTGCTGGTACGTTATTTGGATTATAAGTTTGACCGTAACGACCTGAGTAATATGGTGCTACGTATGGCTGTGGTGTACCAGTAGAACCTGCATACCCCATGTAAGTACCTGATGCATCGAGTCCGCCATAAGCAGCGGAGTTTGAAGTTGTTTGTCCAGAAGCAGTTCCATTTGCGGCACTCACTGTTCCTGTTGCTGCAACCGTACCTGCTGATGCTGTTGAAAAAGAGTTAACCATTGTTTTTGTAGTATCAACAGCACTAATTGTAATATTACCTGCAGATGCTGCCGATCCACGCTGAAGGCTTTTAATTGCTGAAGATAGACCAGATGATGATGCTGGAAATGTTGCAATACCCATTACGCTATCTCCACTCCGCTGATATGAAAGTTAACTGTTGTTGCTGATGCAAAACCTTTAATTGTTTTGGTCGTGGCGAGGGTCTGCTTTAGATCAATATACACAGTTGAGTTTGCTGCAATCGCCGTTGTTGTATGAAGAGAGACATCATCTAACAATAGAGAAAAGGTTCCTGCTGATCCTGCTGTATTTGTAACAGCAATATTTGTTATTACTGCTGTGGTGGATGCTGGCACTGTATATAGAGTTGCAGAAGACGTTGCTGCTGCTGCTCTTGCTAGTGCTTTAGTTGTTGTAGCCATTAGTTACTACCTCCTAAGTAGGTTATGGTTATATTATACACTATATTTTTTAAAATTTTACAAAGCCCCCATTAAAACTAATATTTCTGAAGCAACTCCATCTAATGTATTATCATCATATGCTATTGTCTTGTTTGTTAATGTTACAGAATTAGATGTTGTAACTGATGGGGCAGCCCACTTTACACCCAACGTTTGTGCGGTATCAACGGTAAGAACGTACCCATTAGTTCCAAGTGAGAGATTATCTACGGTATCATTTGCACTTCCTACAAGCAAGTCACCCTTTGCATCAATTATTGATTTTGAAACAGATCCTGATGGATCAAGATCAGTAATTTGTCCTTGAAGGTTATTTAGTGTGTATGCAATTGATGGGTTAATAAGGTTTGCAGCGTTTGACTCGCTAGTATCAAATGAATACGAGCCATAGTGATATGCTCTTAGAGCAGCCTGAATATCGGCATTGTCTGCATACCCTGGAATTTTTGTGGAGTATAAAACTCCTATTGATTCTACTGCCATGTCATTTCACCTTGTTCATTATATCATAACCGATACAAAAATATGAACTGAAACCTCTGCATCAAATGAGCCCCAGGTTCCGTCATACTCAGAAGCCTCAAGATTTATAACTAAATCTGTTCCAGATATACTAACAGATGAGAGAGAAGAGGCTAATGGTTTTGTATTTTGAATTGAGTATTGGACATTAAAGTTTGCAGCGGTAAGTCCAGCAGCCGTAGATATATCTGTTATTGGAATAACTACAGATCCATTTCCAGCATAAGCACTTGTTCCTGAAGCAAAAGTTACTGTATGTAATTTAGAATAAATTGTTGGGTTTAATCTTAAAACTTCTACCCAGGTATCTCCACCAGGCTGTGAAACATATTGGTATAAATAACCATAGTCTGATCCAGGAGCAGAGTTAATATATAAATCGTTTAATATTTTAGTTGATAGAGTAACTGAGTTTGGATTTCCAACACCTACAAAAAACTTGCTACCTCTTGTTCCAGTTGGACCTATATCAACAAGAAGTTCAATTGTTTCTGGTCCAGATAAAACAGTTAAATCGTCATTAGATAATACAACGTCTGGCATTAAACTGCTCCAGTAATATCATCTGTTACTGTAATTGATCCAGTAAGTAGTGTAAATATATTACCAGCACCATTGTCAATTTGCACGTCATAAACATAAGTTGTTCCAGCAGTAAGTTCTCGTCCTTGTTCTGGTGTAATTGTGCATGTAATTATATGGCTTGTTGTATCAACTGCCGTTGTTGCTACGACCTGGGTTCCAGTGCTTCCACGTCTATTCGCTATGGTAAACAATGCTCCATCAAAATAATCATCAAGGGTAAAAACTGATCCATTTGCATTTTTTGGACGGACTACAAATTGATACGTATCACCACGGTAGTAACTAAAATTATATGTGCCTGGAAATGCCATTGTTCCTCCTAAGTTTATTATACCATTAACAAACTGAGATATAGATGCCCTTTAGCAATAAAGTACTTTCTGAATCTGTTCTTGCCTGTGGTCTTGCTCCATATCCTTTAATTCTTTGGTCATCAATATATACTGTTTGAAAAAATGACATGTCATAAGAATACTGGTATTTAAGGTTTGCAACGTACGATGTAGGAGAGTTTAAATATTTTTCATTAAAAGTTCTAAGCCATAACTCTGTATAGTTTGATTCAGTGGCTATTGTAAAATCATACCTTATATCAACTTTAGCCCCTAGTTTTAATGATTTAAAATTAAACATATTGGTCTCTGATAGCCAAAGTTGATTACTATTTTTCATAATATATTCTTGGTTTGAAGATTCAAGGTTTGGATAAAAATTAAGAGATACCCAACCGTCATCTCCTCTTTCTGGACCTAAAATGTTAAGTTTATCTGACCCATTTTTATAATATGCCCAACCTGGATATTGTCCTGAAATTGAATCATAGCCTTCTCCGCCTTTTCCAGGCTCGCCACGCTCTCCCTGTGCTCCAGTCCTACCACGCTCTCCCTGTAGTCCTTGAGGCCCTATATCACCCTTGTCACCCTTATCGCCTTTAGGTCCTTGTAATCCAGTTTCTCCTTGAAGACCAGGAACTGCAATATATTGTTTATCTAATTCTTGTGGGGTTGAAGATTGAACAGCATCTAAATAATTTTTTTTCCTTAAGGGTTGAGGCGATTCCATGCTCTTTGCCATAAGCCACGTACTACTTTGACTGTGTTCTGTAAACCTTATTTCCAACTTTAATTACAGGAGGAATATTTACTTGGGCTGGAGTTACTGTAACTATCATAGGGTACCGCTTACATCGCCTATTACACAAATTGTTCCAACAACTGGTGTCCACTTGGTAACTTCATCTCCGCCACCGCCTGATACTCCATCTCCAGGCAGTGTAGCCTGTAGGTCAAACCTTAACTCTGCAACAACTGGCTTGTATTTCCCAAGTCCCCAGTTCTTTGTAATGTTTGCTTTTGCAATAATATAAATAACACCATCTTCATAGGACTCTACCGTTAGTAAGTCCAGAGCATCTGATACTGGATCATATGAGGTTGCTATAAATGTCCAAGCGGTAGTCTCATACGGGGTGGTTTCATCATCTTCAAAAAACTCTACCTTAAGAGTTGCCGTATCCCCACGAACAACGTTCCATTGGATGTTGGCTGGTGTTGCACCAAGTTTTTCAATTGTAGGAGTACACATAATATTAGATTATACCATAATTCGTAACTGGACACTCTAAGCGCAGTGGGGTGGGGGTAGAACTTAGAGTGCCAGCCCTCACATTATAACATTAATTTATACCAGTACACATAAAGGTATAACAAAAAGTTATATACTTGAATTGTTACAAAAGAGTTATAATCAGCCAGGGTATTAATAGTTAAAACAAAGAACTTTTGGTGTATACTTAAATATATATAAGAAAGAATATACTATAGTTAAGTCTTTTAAAGATAGTTTATATATAGTAGTTATTTAGAATTCTTAGAAACATACTCTAAAAGAATATCGTACATACGATCAAGTTTATCACTAGTTGCTTTTCTTTTATCTCTAGCATTTTCTTGCTCAAGTTTAATATACTTAATTTCATCACGCATTGAGGTTCCGCCGTTTGTCTTAGTTTCTTTTCTGATATCCTCTACGGCTTCGGCAATAGGTTTAACTTGAATCTTTATGTACCAGCGAATTGCACCAATTATAATTGCGCCGATTGAAAGCAAAGCAAGAATAAATTGAGCCCAATCGGTTGCTGTCATAGTGAGATTATTATATCATTATTTAAGACTAAATTGCATATTCTTTAGTTTTATGATAGAATGTTTATATGCAAAATCACCCTATATTTGGCAAATATAATGGATCGATAATAAGACAATCAACACAAAGTTATCAAAATATTGAGCCATTTTCAAAATTTGAAATCCTTTGTCCAGACTGTGACCATAAAAATCTTACCTGTGTTAGTCATAATCAAAAAACAAAAAAAAATATACCAGACAAACTAATATCATACGAATTAAATAATTATGGACTAAGGTCTGATAATTTTTCAAAAGAACTTTCTAAAAATAATTTTTTATTTTCTGGATGTTCAAATACATCTGGTACGGGACTTCCATATAACTCAACATGGGCCTATCAAGTAAATAAAATGTTTAATAAAGAAAATTTTTTTAATGTTGCAATTAATGCAAATAATATACAAATGTCAATTTCTAATGTTTTTGAATATATAAAAGAATTTGGAAATCCGTTAGGAATTTTTATACTACTACCTCCATATTCTAGATCTACAGTATTTCAATATGATATAAATTATTTTCTTGATGCTGAAAATGGTAAATATATAACAACATTAACAGATTTAAACCTAAATAAAGATTATTACAGATTAAATCTATATACACAAATTACTTCTTTAGAGTTATACTGTAATAATCTACAAATACCACTAATTTGGGGAAGTTGGGATCATGAAACTAGTGAAGATATAAATAAATTTTCACATTTATTCTCAAATTATTTAGATATGGGTCCAAACCATGTTGACTTTGATTTTATTGGCAAAGCACCAAAAGAATTAAAAAATAATAAATATTGGTATAGAGCAAGGGATCTATTTCATTTTGGTGTTGGAATACACTATTCGCTGGCTAATAGATTTAAAGAAGAATGGGATAAAAAATATGCATAAAATAATTAATAAAATTAAAAAATTTTTTTGGGTAAGAAAGCAACGCAAAAAAAAATATATATACTAAATTCGGCGGGATTTAAGTCAAGCCGAAAATAGAAGAATAAAACATAGTATGAACAACGTAAGGCATTTCATGCCTAATATGTACAAGAAATGTATAGCATATCTATGTTCTGCTATAATAGATTTAACCAAAAGAGGGATATAACTATGGAAATTACAACTACACAAGAACTGCTAGAGGAAAAAATATTTAACTATCTTTCAGAAGATTTTTTAAATAGCCTCAAGGAAACTGACTTGGACGAAGATGAAAAACATGCAAATGTTATTTTGTCAAGAAAGCGTACTGCAGAAAATGCTAAGAACATTGCAAATATAGTTTTTAAGGCATTTGAATAACTTCTATGTCAGATGATGTTAAGCCTTGGGATTTATTTAATGGGTCTCCCAGATCGCCAGAGGAAGTAGCAGCAGCCAGATTAGAAATATGCAAAGGCTGTGATTTCTTTAGACCAAAAACTCAAACATGTAAGAAGTGTGGATGTTTTATGGCTGCTAAGTCAATGTTACAAAATGCTAAATGTCCAATAGGTAAATGGTAGTTCAAAAGATAGTCTTTTTATTTATCACAACTATCTTTGATGATTTGGAAAAATATTATTGTAGATATCTCGCCCTTTAAGATATAATCTATCAAATAGGGCTTTTCCTTCTTGTTCAGATTCTTTTTGAACCCCTCTTCTAAACTGATGATCATATAATGCATTTACTTCTTCAACAACTACAGAGTCTTCAAATAAATCATCAGCATCTTTTATTGTAAATCCATCAGCAAAGTATCTAGGAATTGGAATTATCGTACTTAAAGGTGTTCCAGCAGGAATATGTGTTAGCACATTTGGTTCTTGAACTCTTAAGTTAAGGGTAAAAGGCATCCTTATATTGTCAGATTCAACACTGCCTGTCAATACCGTTAAATTTTTTAAAATTTCATTTGGTGGGCTTATTGTCATAAGGTTTATTCCAGGAGGAGTTCTTAGGACAAATGGTGTTGCTATTGTTATTATTCCATGACCGAAATCAGATGTTACTTCTGGAGATATTTTTCCCTTTGTTTCTTTGTTTTCTATGTACGTAATTTGAAGATCTTCTTTTTTATCCCCACCGTTCCAAATAAAGTTAATATCACAATTTAATACAATGTTAAATCCGTATTCATTTGCAACCATAAATGGAAGACAGTTATATACAAACCAAGGTGCCCAGTCTCTTTTTTTATTTGGTTTTTTAATAATATCTTCCATGTTAAGGTTTGTAAACTCTTCAAATCTAAAAAGTGCAATAGTTTTCTCAGGAACGTCATTTCCTTGATTAATCATTTATTCCCCCAATATATAACAAATTGTTACTCTTTTATATGGTCTGATTCAGATTTACAAAAACATCCATTGCAACAAGTTTCTGAAAAAACCTTTATAGCCAGAGAAGATGATTCGCTCTCAAATAGTGGCTTGTTGTTATCTAGGTTGTTTAGTATAGCCATGTAATTATTGTATCATATCCCGTCAAAATCTGAAAAATTATAAAAATTGAGTTTACCCAAAATCTGAATATTTTGTATAAGTGTATGATACATGTTTTTGTGTAAAAAATGTGAATAAATTAGTGAGCACACTAGGGTAGATCATACACCTAGTGCGACCTAATTATTCTAGCACTTGCAAGGGTCTATGCGGGTCTCATTCTCACTAAAAATAATGATACCTGTATCACCGCAGGTCTCGCATGTGTGTGCATACATTCCATTCATTTACTTATCCCAACACTTAGGGCAAGTGATAATGTCATCACTGGCAAAGGCTTCACTTGACATCTTGCTATCGCATAGGCGACATGATAGTGTTATCATTTAGAAACCATACCACTTCTTGCGGATTTCTTCCACAGTAGCGATTTGTGCTTCATCAGCAGAACGATAAGCCTCTACGCTCTCTCGTATCCATGGAGACTTTAGCATAGCCTTCTCATGTG